GCGAACGTACGCCGGGGTTGCTGATCGGCGACGTGATGGACTTCTCGCCCGTCGGGTTGCTGGGCCGGATGCCGGCGGGCGCGTTGGGTGCTGCGTTAGGTCCGGTAATGCGACAGGCGGACGCCCCAACATCCTCTGGCCAAAGTATGTATGACATACCGGCAGGCAGTGACCCGCGTTATCTCGGCGCCGCGCCCGATCGGTCTGAATTTACTTTCCTGCGGTACACACCGAAAAAAGACACGCCGCGTGTTCAATCCTCGCTCGCGGCGATGCGCGATCTTGACAACCCCACCCGTCAGCAAATGATGCGCGACATTGATCGAGGCATCGAACTGGGCGGCGCTGATTGGTACAACACGGAAGAACTGCGCGACTGGTTCGTTAAAGAACTTGGCGAAGAGCGTGGCAATCGTGAGTGGTCTGATTTTATGGACTTGATGGGCGCGGCGTCGCCCGGCTCGAAAGTTCCAGCGAACATCGGCAACGCAAGTGCAATTCGCGCTCGTCTGGCGTCTGAGAAGATACCGCGCAAATCTAATATGACCGAAGGGGAAGCGTATCGAAGCTCTTTGCTTGATGTCGAAAAATTAGACGACGCGCGCAAAATTGCCAAGGGTCGCGCGAAAGGCTACGGCCACAAAACGCAAGGGCTCCAAGAGTTAATTACTGCGCGTCAAAAGCAGGGTAAGTGGAGCGGCGCGCCCGAAACCGGCGTGTCTCCCGCGAAAGGTAATTGGTCTGAAAATCCGAAGCCGAAGGGATTTACGCAAAGCCTGAAAGGCAATGAGCGGAACATTGCGGCAGACCTGCATTTCACGCGCTACATGGCTATGGCGTCGCAGGATCCTCGCTGGCTGACGACGCAGGCGGAAATCGGAAAGGAAACGGCCGCAGAACTCCGTAAAGTTGGCGGCAAAAAAATCGAAAAATACTTCGGCACGCGCGAAGTGAACGGCAAGGATATGACTACCTTCAATGCTAAGAAGGCTGTCGCTGCCGGTGACTTGGATATGGAGGACGTGGTCAAGCTGGACAGCCCCCAAATGTGGGCGGACATGCCAAACGATAGCGAGTACGCAGCGATGGAAGCGCTGATGTACGAGGTGGGCCAAGATCTCGGTATGACCGGCCCACAAGTTCAGGCGGCGCTCTGGATGGGCGCAGCCGACCGGACGGGCGTCGATCCGACGAGCCAGGGCACGTTTATGGAACTACTGCGCCGACGCGCGGACGAGCGAGCCGCGAAGGAAGGCATGACGCGCGAGCAAGTCATGCGGCGCTTCATCAAAGACAAGGGGCTGCTGTCCGCCCCTGGTGTTCCGGCGATGGGCCTTCTCAACTCTGACAAAAACAACCGCCCCGGCGGTACCAACCTTCTGGGCCTTTACACAGGCGGCGTCATTTGATGGACAAAATTGAATTCCAATCCCTCGTCCGCAGCGAGATCGAGTCGGCCGTAAACTACGACGACACGGAGTTTGCGAGCGACCGCATCGAAGCGATGTCGATGTATCTCGGCGAGCCGCTTGGCAACGAGGTAGAGGGCCGCAGCCAAGTGGTCCAGACCGAGGTAAGCGACATGATCGAAATGATCATGCCGCAGATCGTGAAGATTTTCGCGACGACCGACGACTTTGTGCGCTTTGAGCCGCGCGGGCCGGAAGATGTTCAAGCCGCCGCCCAGGCGACGGACTACGTCAACTTCATCCTCAACGCCGACAACGACGGCTTTTCGATCCTGCATAATTTCTTCAAGGACGCATTACTGTTCAAGGCTGGGATCGTTAAGCATTACTGGGACGAAACGGAAAACGTCATCGAAGACGAGTACGAGGGGCTGACCGACGACGAACTGACCGCGCTTGTCATGGACGACGACATCGAAATCGTTGAGCAGGACGCGCGCGAGTTCGGCGAGCCGCAGATGATGCCGGACGGCACCATGCTCCCGCCTCCGCTTGTCTACGACGTCAGGGTCCGCCGCACGGAGATGGACGGCCGCGTCAAAATTGAGAACGTGCCGCCCGAAGAGTTTCTGTTCAGTCAGCGCGCCAAAAGCCTGGACGACTGCCGCTTCGTCGCGCACCGCACGCAGATGACGGCGTCGGAATTGATCCAGATGGGCTACGATCGCGAGTTGGTCGAAGCCAACGCCGGCTACACAGAAGTGGACACGCTGGACGAAAAGCAGGCCCGCTTCGATGACCTTGAGAGCCAGGCGCAGCCCGGCACGAACGACGTCAGCCAGCAAGACGTGCTGGTCACCGAAGTCTACATCAAGGTGGACTACAACGACGACGGCACCAGCCAGATCCGCCGCGTCGTGTGCCTGGGAACAGGTTACGAGATCGTGGAAGACGAGCCGTTCTACATGTTCCCGTTCTCGGTCATCAGCCCGATCCTGATGCCGCATCGGATGATCGGCCGCGGCGTCGCCGAGCTTCTGCAAGACTTGCAAGTCAGCAAGACTGCAATCCTGCGGCAGCTACTCGACAACATCTATCTGATGAACAACGCGCGCGTGGGCGCCGTCGAGGGTCAGGTGAACATGGACGACCTGATTTCGAACAGGCCGGGTGGGATTGTGCGCATGCGCGCGCCGGGCATGGTGCAGCCGATTACGCCGCCGTCTGTCGCAGACGCCGCGTTCCCGCTGCTCAGCTACATGGACAACGTGCGCGAGATGCGGACGGGCATGTCCAAGGCGAGCATGGGTCTGGACGCCGACGCGTTGCAGTCCAGCACCGCCGCCGCGGTCAACGCGACGGTCAGCGCCGCACAGGCGAAGGTCGAAATGATTGCGCGCGTGTTCGCCGAAACCGGCGTGAAGCGCCTGATGAAGTGCATTCTGCAACTGGTGCAGAAGCATCAGCAGCAGCCGCGCATCATCCGCCTGCGAAACACGTTCGTGCCGATGGATCCGCAGGCGTGGGAGAACGAGTTCGACATTTCGATCAACGTCGGGCTGGGCAAAGGCGACACGGCGCAGCGTCAGGCAATGCTCGCGCAGGTCGCCGCGAAGCAGGAAGAGATCCTCACCAAGATGGGCATCGACAACCCGCTTTGCACGCTGGGGCAGTACCGGGCGACGCTCGCGAAGATGCTTGACGCGAGCGGCTTCAAGGGCGCCGACGAGTTTTTCTTGGATCCAGACAACCTGCCGCCGCAGATCGCGCAGAAGGTCGCCGAGAAAATGCAGATGGCGCAGAACCAGCAAAACCCGATGGCTGAGATTGAGGCAGAGAAGGTCAAGATTGAACGCGAAAAAGCGCAGGCGGAACTGGCGCTTAAACGCGAAGAGATGATGGCCGAGCTTAACTTGAAGCGTGAAATGCAGATGGAAGAGATGCGGATAAAGTTCGAACTGCGTCAGCAAGAGATGGCCTACGAGGCCCAGCTTCGCGGCATTGAGGCCGCAAGCGGCACCGATATCTCAACCAACATACCGCGCGCCTGATGGATAACGAGGGACGCCTACGCGAGGAACTGGCGCGCGGCGCGAAGGCCGATGACCTGTTGCGCAACCCGATATTCCAAGAGGCGTTTGACATCATGCGCTCGCGCTACGCGACTGCGTGGGCTGATACGCCGCCGGACGATGCCGCAGAGCGCGAACGACTATACGTCGCCGTCAACGTACTTGAAGACATTTACGATCAGATCGTGGGCGTAATGCAGACCGGCGAAATGGCCGGCCACGAACTAGACGCTGGTGTGAAAGGAACGCCGGTTCACTGATCACGCGGAAGCGTGATGACCAAGCCCGGTAGGGCAGTCTCACATACCCAAGGAAAATTATTATGTCGGAAGCAAACCCGGAAGGGACTTCCCCGCTATCGCAAAATGCTGCGGTAGATCTTCTTCTTTCACAGTCGGCCCCTGTAGAGGAACAGCCTGAAGTGAGCGAAGAGCCAGAAGCGGTCGAAGAGCAGGAAGTAACTGCATCGGAAGAGCCGTTCGAAGCCGAAGCCGAAGAGGCAGAGGTTGAAGCCGACGCGGATTACGACGAGGCGGAGGAAGTCGAATACGACGAACCCGAAGCCGAAGACGAAACCGAAGAGGCGCCCGCCGAGCCAACGTATAGAGTTCGGGTTGGTGACGAAGAGGTCGATGTGCCTGTTTCGGAACTGAC